GGTGGTGGAGATGTAAACCATCGTCCCCGAAACCCGCGTCTCGCCGTAGATGATCTGTCGCGCGGAGACCGGCGAGCGCACCATCTGCGTGCGGTCGGCCAGCGAGGCATCGCCAAAACCCGGCGGCTTCTTCTGGAGCAGCTTGCTCGCGCCCATCGAGGCCGCGGTGTACGCGACCCATTGCACCACGGTGGCCGCAGCCATTGCCGCGCCAACCGACAGATTGACGCCGATGGCGTAAGCCGCCTTGAGGATAACTTGGGCAATCGCGAGTTGCGGCATAAATTAAAAGCGCCAGCAGGAGCCGCTTGAGAATTCGACGAACCGCAGCCCGTCCTCCGCGACGAACGCAGCAAGCGCGCCGATGCAGACGCCGAGGCCCGTGCCGTTGCCGACGTCGCGAGCGATAAGGTCACCACGGCGCGCCAGCTTTGCGTCGATCCGCTCGCCTCCGGCGCGCTCGACCATCGCCTCGACGCCTCCGCCCGCCTCGACGAACCGCAGCGCAGGCAGCGCGCTCGAGTAGCGCCCGCGGTAGTCCGCCGCGATGTCGCGCCCGGTCGCAGCAAGAACCCAGTCCGCGGCGAACAAGCAGCAATCGTTCGAGCCCCACGCAAACGGCATCCGCCTCCGCTCCTCGATGAAGCGGGCAAGCAGCGCGGCCTTGTCGGTCGTCGTCATTCGTAGCCGGTTCCCTCGGTGCCGGTCTTGTCGCCGCCGTCCCAGTTCGTCGCCTGCGTCTGGTTGGGGTTTCCCCAGTAGATCGGCTTTTCTTGGATGTCGTTCACGAACTCGAGCCCGACATCGCCCGCAAAAAGGTTCTGCTGCTCCTCGTCCGTGTACCGGATTTCGCGCGGGCGCTTGAAGTCCATCAGCCGCGACTCCGCGGTCATCGTGATGTCAGCTGACTGCCCGTCGTCGCTGATCTGCATCACATCCATTTTGCCTTGGAAGACCGTCACCGGCGACGAGATCAGCGTCCCGGCGGTGGGCGAAAGCGCGCCGAATAGGATCGTGCAGGCTCGGCCTTGATAGTTCTCGGTGAGCGCCAGCGCAACGTTCGCCGTCGGCACGCCTGAGAGACGCATCGAGATGCCGCGCGCCGCAAGGTCGGTCGTCTCCTCGACGGGCGAGATCGTTCCAAGCGTCCCGATGCCGAGGTAGGTAACGCCGCCGAATCCGATCGAGCCGTAGCCGGACCACAAGTAAACCGGAGTCGAAAACTGAAGGTTCGCGAGCAGGATCGGCGCAAGCTGCGTTGCGGTGACCTCGGTCACCATCGAGGCGGAGAGCGTGCGGCCTGCGGTCGTGATGCTCATTAGGCAACGTCCTCCACGATTCCGAAGCTCACGCCGTAGATCGACGCGAGGTCAATTGACCAGTCGGTTTTCGGCTCGGCCAGCCGGAAGACGCCCTTCGCGTTTGCGTAGGTGATCGCCGTCCCGCCCGCGTAGCTCGAGCGCAGGACCGGGAACAGATCGACGCTGCTCGAGGAGTTGACCTGCACGACCTTGTAAAGCGAGGTCGAGATCTGGAGCCAGTCGCCCAGCGCGAAGGAGCCGGTGGCCCCGCCGAAGGTCAGCGTCGAGGTGTTGGCCGTCGCGGTCGTGACGGTCAGCGTGCCGGTCACGCCGCCGCGGTTCAGCGGGTTCGCGTAATCTTGGAAGTAGAACGTGCCGCGCTGCGCCGCCAGCAGGAACGCGATCACCGCCTCGGCGTCCGCGCGCACCATCGGCGGGCACTCGACTTGACCGAGCCACGCCTGACCCGGCCAGTTGTACTGCTGGATCTGGTAGGTGAACGGCGAGATGTTGCGCGAGGTCGCGCTCGCGCCGGTAAGCGAAAGCCGCGAGATGCGAAACGGCGAGGGCGGCGTGAGTGGGTAAGTCAGAGCCATAGCTTAGGCGAAGGCTGCGCGGTAGGCGCCACCGCGGCGAACCATATCGGGAATCTCGGCCTTCAGTCGCTTGCGCTCGGCCTCGAGGATCGGCACGAGCTCGCCCTTGGTCACGCCCGCGGCGATGTTGTAATTGACAGTAACGCCGCCCATCGCGGGCGATCCGCCGCCTGAGCGCATCGCGGAGTTTGAGATGATTCGGCCGGAGGTCGAAGGCACGAACAACTCAGGCCCGCGCTCGCCGACGATGGCGGGCTGGTTGCCGGTAATCGGTCCGCCGTTGGCGAAGAACGGCAGGGTTTTGAAGAAGGAACCGATGCCCTTGGCGAGCGGTTCGGTGATCTGCTGACGGAACAGCAGGCGCAGAAGATCCTGCGCGAGCGCCTGCAATGTGTCGCGCAGCTTCTCGCCGGACAGGATCGCGTTCTCGAAGGCGCCCGCGGTTATTTGTCCAGCCTCGCGCGCAACCTTGCTTTGCTCCTCAAGGAGCTTGTTGAGCTGCGCGGATACGACAGTCTGTTCCTTGATCTTTGCGACGATCTTGTCCTGCGTATCTCCGATTGGCTGACCAACTTCGCGGAAGGCGGCGAGCTGCACATTAAGTTGGCCGACCTCGTAGGTTAACTTCGCGTAGCGGTTCCGCAGACCCTCAATCAGATCCGCCTGCGATAGTCCCACGCGCTGCGACTCCGGCAGGGTTTTGTTCAGCTCGTCCTGCGCGTCCTTGATCTCCTTATCCAGATTCACCGTGCCCTGCTTCGCGCGGTTCAGTGTCTCGAGCGCCTGCCTCTGGAGCTCAAATCCCTTTGCCGGGTTGGTCTCAAAGGTGGCGACTGCCTGCTGGAAAAGCGCGACGGCCATCCGCTGCGCCTCATCAGCGGCAGCGCCCGCATCCTTCCCGATAAGATCGAACTCGGCTTGCAGCTTTCGCGTCGCCTCGACTGTCCCGAGTATTTCCTTCTGCGCTCGGTCGAACTTTAGTTTGCGTATGCGATCCTCGATCTCTCCATCCGTCAGCGGGGAAAAGGCATTGCCGATGTCGAACCCGATCTTTGCCAGCGCAAGCGGGATTGCGGTCAGCGTCTTAAGAATCCCATTGATCGCATCCTCAAAGCGCAGCGCGGTCCCGATCTGCTCGTCATCGAACCCCATCTGGTCGCCCGACTCGATGACCTTATCGAGCCGCTGCTTCATCAGATTCAGCGTGCCAAGCACGGCCTCGCCACCGAACGCCAGCTTTGTGATCTTAGCGATCCCCTTTGTCTGATTCTCGAGCCGCTGAAGCGAGTTCTGCACGCTCGCGAACGCCGCCCGCGTCTGATCCACCGCCCGAAGTGTGAAGGTTGCGCTAGCCATTTGTTTGTCTCACTCGGTGTTGGTGGTGGTAGTAAGCGACCCAGCCCTGCATCTCTTCTGCTGGCATCTCGAGGACTTCGTGCGCGAACTTGCCGAGCTTTTCCGCGAGCGCATAGACGGCGAGGAGGTCGGCACCGGCCTCGCCGCCGACTAGTTTTTTAACTCTTCAGCCTTCGGCGCCTCCTCCGCGAGGATGGCGTTGGCGATCCGGCCGACCACGTTCGAGTCCGCCTTGTTAAGCAGCGTCGGCTTGTGCTCGAGCGTGAAGAGCTTCTGGCCGTTCGCGTCGCTGGCCTTCAAGATCAGAAGGTCAACGAGCAACTCCATATCATTGTCTTTGCCCTTCCGGTACAGCCGGTTCTTCTCGGCCAGCGTTACCGGCCCGGCGTAGATGGTCAGCTTCCACTCAGGCACCTCGATTTTGCGGGTGCCGAGGGAGGCGAAGTGCTCACGAACTAGGTCGATTGGGTCCATTCAGCACCTCAAACCGTCAAAGTGCTCAGGACGCCGTTGCCCTCGATAGTGATCGAGCCTTCGACCATACCGTCGAACGCGGCGCTGATGTCGAACTTGGTAACGATGCCGCCGCCTGAGTAATAAACCGAGGTCGAGGCGATGCCCTCTGGGTAGAGGTTCACGGTCACGGTGGAGCCGATGGTTAGCGCGATCTGCCCGGCATCGACCTCGTCCCAGTAGAGATCGCCGTTGACGGACCACGTCTTGAGCGTGGCCTTGCGGGTGCGGTACGTGTCGCCGATGATAGAGTCCTCGACGACGTCGGAGGAGTGGGCGAGCGCGTAATTGCGGAGCTCCCCGATGGTGGTCGAAGAGATTTTGACGGTGCCTTCGCGGCCGAGATGGTTAGCCATTTTAGTCTGTGGTTAAATAGATGCAGTTGAAGTTATGGCGGGCGGTTCCCCAGCGGAGGTTCTCGTCCGGCTCGATCACATAATCCACGCTCGTCAAATGCAAATCACGACAGACGCCGCCAA